ATCGGCTTATCGTAGAGACAATGAAGGTTTATGAAGGGCGGGCGGGCGGCTCGAAGGACGCGAACGATCTGCTCGAACTACAAGGCGTGCTCGGGTGCGTCGTCGCCACCTTCCCCTATGCGCGCGTGGCGGGGCTCGTCGCGCGAGATTGGAAGGGGCAAGTACCTAAACCCGTCATGCTCGCCCGTATTCAAGCGTGGATCAACGCGCGTGCGTGGGGCGATCGAGTCGTTGACGCCGGGGCGCTCACGCACAACGCGATCGACGCGGCGGGGCTTGGCATGGTGGCGCTTCGGCTCGAAGGTAAGCTAAGAGAATGCCCGTTCAACGCCGCGTATTGACAATCATACTAAACTTAGTGCGAAAGTGCTTGCGCCCGGTGAAGTCTCGAAGTAAGGTAGTTGAGCAACCCGCAACAAGGAGTCTTCAACATGCCCCGCACTAAGAACTTCGGAAGCGCCGCCCGCGTCGTTAGGCGCACGCTCGGCGAAATCTCGATCAACGCGAAAGACTACACCGTGAAGGCGATCCACGCCGAAGCCGAAGGGCTTACCGCGTTCGTCAACGTGCGCTCGGAGCACGGCGGCGTATGGTCGTTGCTCGTCACCCGGCGCCGCCCGTTCGGCAACCCCGGCGGGGCGCTCGACACTGACGTAAGCGTGTGCTTCCGCACGGGCGAAGTCTTCAACTCGGGCCCGGGGATTCACTTCGCGGCGCCCGCGAAGGTGGCGAAGCTCGCGATCCGCGCCGTGTGCGCCGTCGATCTCGTAGCCGGGTTCGACGAGTACGAGCCCGCGCGCCGTTGGCGTGCGAAGGCGGCGGCGTGAGCCGCCCCGCCGCGCCCGCGCTCTTCCCGAGCCTACGCCCGACGTTCCCGCGTCTCGTCGCCGATCTCGAAGCGGAAGCCCGCCGTACGCTCGCCGAGCCCGGGGCGCCCGCGTTCGTTGACGAGCCCTACGACGCCGAGCAGTACGAAAGCGTGCTTCGGCGCCTTCCCTTCGAGCGCGTGGCGGAAGGGCCCATGATCGAACTGCTCGGCTCGGGCTACTACTTCGCACCCTTCGACAATCTCTCGGCGCTTGACGCCGCCCGGTTGATCTCCGCGTTGAAGTGAAGGGCTTTCGCGGTTATCGTCGGGCCCATGGGGCTATGGGCGCGACATAAGACACATTCGGGCGAACGAGAAGCCCCGGCGAACATGGTGCTTCGCTACGAGCGTGTAGCGGAAGGCTTGATCGCCGGGCGTACGATCGTCGAACTCTCGCGAGAGCTTGCGCTTCCGCGCGCTTCCATAGCCGCCGCCGCCAAGCGCCCGGAAGTAGTAGCGGCGATCCGCGCCACCTTCGAGCAGCGACGCAACGCCGCCGCCCGGGAGCTTGACGCGGGCACGTTCGAAGCCGTGCGCTTCCTTCGCGCTACGCTAAACGACAACATGGCGAGCACGAAGGAGCGGATCAAGTGCGCCGTTGAACTGCTCGATCGCGGCGGCTTCGCCCGGGGCGTCAAGATCGACGTTCACAATACCGACACGGGCACGACGATCGAGATCGACGACATTAGCGCGCTTAGCGACGAGCAGATCGAAGATGCCGCGCGCTTGGCGCTCGCCCGCCGCGCTCGCGTCGTCGTACCCGTAGGCGCCCCGTGAACGTCGAAGCCGCACTCCAACGCCACGGCGAGAGCGCCGTTCTTCGCGAGTACGCGCTACGCCAAGCGCGCCGCGACGCCATGATCGCGCGTATCCATCGGAACTTCCCGCCCGAGAACTCGCCGAAGCAAGCAGGCTTTCACGCCGATCCTTCGCGTTGGCGCTCGCTTCGCGGGTGCAACCAAGCCGGCAAGACGAAGGCGGGCGCCCGCGAAGCTGCTTACCGCATGCTCGGCGTACACCCGAACTACCCCGTTCGCCCGCCGCCGATTCACGGGCGCGTAGTTACCTACTCGTTCAAGCAAAGCCGCGTAGTTCAACGAGCACTCTTCGACATGGTGCCGCTCGAAGAGATCAATCCCGTCTGCTTGCCGTCGTGCGATCCGTCGCAACTGCCCGAAATGATCCGTGTAAACGGCTTCAAGAAGAACACTTTGATCCTTCGCAACGGTTCAACGTGCGAAGTCTATACGGCGTGGCAAGGCACGCTTGCGCACTCGGGCGATACGCTCGACTTCGTATGGTGCGACGAGCCGCCGAAGGAGTCTCACTATTCGGAGCTTGTAGCCCGGCTAACCACGCGCGAAGGTTACCTATGGTTGACGTATACGCCCGTCGGGCGCCCCGTCGAATGGTTGAAGAAGCAGGTTGAAGACAAGAAGATCGCCGATCACTTGATCCGCTTGACCGTGCAAGACTGCCCCTTCTATTCTCAGGCGTTGATCGACGGGATTTGCGCGGCGTACCTTCCCGCCGAGTACGAGCAGCGGGTAAATGGTGCGTGGGATGGCGTCACGACGGGGCGCGTCTTCGGCGCGTTCAACGACAAGAAGCACACGTTCGCGACGCCGCCCGACTTCGATTACTTGCTCTACTTCGGCGGCGATCACGGCGAGAAGACCGGGGCGCAAGTGATCTACCTGCTCGGCGTCGTGGCGACAAGCGACGGCTTCGAGTTGTACGTTCTCGGCGAGTACGTGAGCCCCGGCAACACGAAGCCCGAAGACGACGCGCGGGGCGCCGTCGCCCTGCTCGAACCCTACGGTTGGGATCCGTGGGAAGTGCGCTATATGCGTGGCGACGTGAACTCGGCGGGCAAGCTCGGCGACGGGTACACGATCAACGCGCTTCTTGAACGGGCCTTCGCCGGGATCGCCCGCTCGAAGAAGCCGCCCTTCCGCGTCATGGCGCCCGACAAGTCGAAGGGCTCGATCGTCGCCGGGTGCAAGAAGATAAACTTCGGCTTCGCGGAAGATCGGATCTTCGTCTCCGAGAAGTGCCCCGCGCTCTTGAAGACGCTTCGACACTGGACAGGGCTAAACGACGACTTAAAGCACGCCGCCGACGCGCTAAGGTACATAGCCGTGGACTTCTTGAACGCGCGGCTTGACGCCGCCGACGAAGCCGTTATTCTCCGGTAGCATGCCCGTACTCGCCCGCCCCGTGCCGAAAGGCGACGACGCCGCCCGATGGAAGCATACCGCTTTGCGGAAGCGGCTTCTTCTCGGGCAATGGCGTGAAGACGGCTACCGGGCGCTCGCCCGCGTGTTCAACAAAGCCCGAGCCGACGCCATGGGCGAACTCGACATGTCGCGGAACCCGTTCAAGTCGGTAACGGGGCAGGTTTCGGTATCGTACGACGAGCCGCCCGCGATCATGGCGGAATCGATCGACGTGTCGGGCATGCTCGGGCCCTTCGTGCTCGGCTTGCTTCAACGACACGAACTCTTCGTCAACGGGCTTCGAGAATCGCTAATGCGGCTCGACATCGAAGACGGCAAGGTGACGGCTCGGATCGTCACGCCTGACGAAGTAGCGTACTGCTCGGGCGACTCGAAGACACCGCACATGTTGAACAAGCTCGAAGAGCTTCGCCTTCGTACGATCCCCTTCGACGTGCAACGCGCCGACGAGAAGACGGGGATCCGCAATACGGAAGAATGGACGTGGGAAGTATGGGATTGGAGCAACCCCGAAGCGCCGGTCTTCCGCGTGCTCTCGGCGGATCGCAAGATCGATCGCACCGGGATCTACTTCCCCGACATGAAGCCCGGCGACGTGCCTTACCGCGATTCGGCGGGAAAGGGCGTGTTTCCCTACGTTCTCTACCACGCCGAGACGCACGGCGGTTTGTGGGATTGCGAGAACGGGCGCGAGTTGATCGAAGGCACGCTTCGGATCGCCGTGGGGTGGACAGGCGCGCACCATGGCTTCAACGAAGCGTCGTGGCCCCAACGCTTCGGGATCGACGTGGAACTACAAGGCGCCGAGATCAAGGGCGAAGGCGAAACGCGCCGCGCCGAGATCACGGTATCGCCTACGTCGATCGTCATGTTCCAAGGCGTGAACGGGAAGAACGGCACGCTTTCGCAGTTCGAGCCCGCGATCGACGTGAAGGAAGCGGGGAACTTCCTATCTCAGTGTGAGCGCGATCTTGCGATTTGGGCGGGGCTCGCGCCTTCCGATCTCGTCGCGAGCGGCGACGCGCAAAGCGGTTACGCGATCTCCGTGAGCCGCCAAGGCTTGCGCCGCAAGCAGGCGAAGGTGCAACCGAATCTCAGAATGGGCGATCAACTACTGCTCGCCACGGCGGCGCGGTTGTTGAACGCCTACGGCGTCGAAGCCGAGCAGTACCCGGAAGAGCCCGAAGCCTACTCGATCGTCTACAAGGGCGTACCGCTCTCGCTGGAAGAGGTAAAGGCGTTGATCGATCAAGTCGAAGCCAAGCGCGCGGCGGGCGTGGCGAGCCGAGTTGATACCGTGCTCGCGCTCGAACCCGGCTTGACGCGCGAGCAGGCGAAGGAGCGGCTCGTTCAAGTCGCCCGCGAAGAAGCCGAGCTTGACGTAGCCTTGGCGCCGTTCAAGAAGGCGTCGCCGATCCCGAGCAAGGGCGCGGGCGACGGCGGCGCCAATCCCGACGACGGGATCGATCCCAACGCGGGCCCGAACGCCGATCCCGGCAATGGCGATCCCGGCAATGGCGATCCGAACAACAACGACAACAACCCGACAACGTAGGATAAACCACGCATGTTTCACCTTCTCGCGCTTAGCGCCTTCGATGCTTTCCACGAAACGAACTCGTTCTTCGATCGGCACGAACGCCGCTTCGGGCTCTTCGCCGACGACGGCGCCGGGGCGGGCGGCGGCAAGGGCGCCGACGACGAAGGCGACGACAAGAAGCCCGTTCCCTACGCCGAGCACCGGAAGGTACGCCAAGCGCTCGCCAAGGCCCGGGGCGAAGTCGAAGCCGCCAACGCGAAGATCGCCGAGTTCGAGAAGAAGGCGCCCGACGTGGCGAAGGTGGCGAAGGAGCGCGACGACGCGATCGGGCGTGCGAACAACGCCGAGAAGGATCTTCAACTTCGCGACATGGGCGTAACCGACGGCGACGATCGGGCGTTCATTCGCGAGCGGTACAACATGACGACGAACGGGCAGGGCGACAAGGCGCCCGAGTTCGGCGATTGGCTCGATTCGCAGCGCGAGAAGCGTTGGTTCCAAGCAATGATCCCCGACGCCGCCGAGCCCGCCAACAAGGGCGCCGACGAAGCCGGGGCTCGTTCCGACTACGCCGCCAACAAGGGCAAGGAGCCCGCCAAGGGGCAGGGCGACGACAAGGGCGCGGGCGACGGCGGTAAGGGGCAGGGCGGCGCCGGGAACGGCTCGGGAACGGGCGCCCGGCGCGAGCCCGAGAAGAAGCCCGCCTTCAACCCGAACGCGGGCACGCGGGGCGCGAGCGCCGGCAACGGGCGCCCGGCGTTCACGCGGGAAGAGATCGGATCCATGTCGCCCGACGAGTACCGCAACAACCGCGACGCGATCATGTCTGCCCGGCGCGAAGGGCGGATCGAGTGAAGCCCGCCTTCGCACGTCACGACAAGGTGACGCACACCGGCAAGCGCGGGCGCGTCGAAGGCTTCGACGACGTTACCGGCATGTTCACGATCACGTTTGCCAACGGGCACGTTACCGCCGCGCTCGGCGTCGATCTCGAACTCGCCGAAGCGTTCAAGCCCCGGGCGCCGAAGCCCGCCGCGAGAGCGTGAGCTTCGCGGTAGCGTTCGGGATCGTGCTCACGGTGTACCACGTCGCGGCTTCGACGACGTACCCGGCGAGCACGGCGAGCGCTTCGAACTGCTCGCGCTCGTCGCCGGGCACGAAGACAACGACGCGCCCGCCGCCTTGATACCAGTTCTTCCCGTGCATTGCGGGGAACGGTAGCAAGGGCCCGCCGCCCGCGATCTCGGGTGCCGTCGGCTTGGCGGGGTTCAACGGGCGCGCAAGACGACGACACGAGCACCGATGCGGCGGGGCCCGCTGTTCTCGATTGCGTTCAACCACGCGCGGAAGTCGGGGTATCCGGCTTCGTCGTCGTGCTCGATTGCTTCGGTGCGCCCGATCTTGACGTTCGAGCACCCGCGCGCTCGAAGCTCGTCGGCGCACTTGTCGGCGTCATTACCGCGAACGAACGTGAAGACTTCGCGGGGCTCACCGTCGATCGTAGCCGCGAAACTGACGTATGCGTGATCGTAGGGGTAGAGTGCGACGTTCGAGCCGTTGAAGTAGGTAAAGTAGTCGGCGGACATTCGAGAACTCCTTGAAGGTGAAGCTACCTTACGCTATGCGCGTTACTCGCGCAAGAGGTTTAGCGCGCAATCTCGAAAGTTTCCTAATGAAGTAGTTTAGTACGCCGTTTAGCGCGCCCGCCGTCTTGCGCTTGCCGGGCTCGGCGCGCTAAGCTGCTCTCTACGAAGCCCGCGCGTCTACGGCGATACGGTAGTAGGGCCCGCGTGAAGTCTTAC